GGTAAAATCAAAATTCTATCAAAACAATTTTATAAATAATCCTTTTGGTAGGAAGATAGAGTGTGATGACTATCACTCATTAAATTATTTAATTCAAAGCACTACAAGTGACTTGCTTTTACGGCGTATGATAGAAGTAGATAAACTTTTAAAAGGAAGAAAAAGTAATGTTGCTTTTACAATACACGATAGTCTAGTGTTAGATTTCAGCTCTGAGGATAAAGATTTATTAAGTCAGATCATTCAAACTTTTTCTAATACAGATTTAGGATGGTTTAAGTCAAATGTAAGTGCTGGAAAAGATTTCGGTAATTTAAAAGTTATTAATATTTAGTCATAGAGGTAATATGGAAACCATTATCGGCTTAGGCTCTGCCGGTTGCAATATAGCTGAAAAGTTTATGCAGTATCCTCAATATGATGTTTATCGTATTGATTCTGAGAAACGCAAAGGCCCTAAATTTAAAAAACTAGTTGAAAGAGAGACCCACGAGGAGTATGAGCAAAAGTGTCCTTCTCTAAAAGCCTTCTTTAAAAATGCTAAGCCCCCATATCTATTTATTCTAGGAGGTTCTGGCACTATAAGCGGTGCATCATTAAGGGTGTTAGAACAACTTAAAAGTAATGACATATATGTTCTCTATGTTAAAAGCGACACCTCTTTAATGTCTCATACGAGACAGATGCAAGATAAGGTTGTATTTCAAGTAATGCAGCAGTTTGCTCGTTCTGCAATGCTTAAGCGTTTGTTTGTTGTCGATAACACAAATTTAGAAGAAGTCTGTCAAGATGCTTCTATTATGAATTATCATGAAAAGCTTAATGAGTTGTTGGTTAGCACTGTGCATATGTACAACATATTTACAAATACAAAATCTATTGTCGATACTTTCTCTGCTCCAATAGAAACAGCTAGAATATCTACATTTTCTATTGTCGATTATGAGACAGGCGAAGAAAAGCCTTTCTATGATTTGCAAATACCAAGAGAAAAAGTTTTCTTTTATTCGATTCCAAAAGATACTCTGGAAAAGGAAACAGGCTTATTAAAGAAGATCAAAGAACAGGTCAAAAATAAGCTTGACGAAAACCTCAAAGTATCGTATGGTATCTACCCTAACCAGTATGATAACAATTATATTTATTCAGTGTGGCATTCTACATTAATTCAAGAACAAGCCCTAGACTAGTAAATATCGGTTGTTATTATATAGGTAACTCAGATATTCGGGATATTCGCCGGATATACTTTAACTAGGAGAAAATAATGGGTATTGATTTAAGTAAAATGAAAGCTAAACTTGATCGTCTTCAAAGCAAAGGCGAGCGCAAGTCGGACGTATTTTGGCGTCCACAAGACGGCGAGCAAACAATTCGTATTGTCCCTACGCCTGATGGTGATCCATTCAAAGAGTTTTGGTTTCACTATGAGGTTGGAGACAATCCAGGCTTTTTGAGCCCTAAGAAGAACTTTGGCGAAGATGATCCACTGGATTCGTTTATTCGTCAGCTTTGGAACGATGGTTCCGAAGAGAGTGTCAGGATGGCTAAGAAGCTATCTGCTCGTCAGCGTTTCTTCTCCCCAGTGATTGTTCGCGGAGAAGAGGACAAAGGCGTTCGCTTGTGGGGTTATGGCAAGATGGCTTATCAAGAGCTTCTCAATCTTGTTCTTAATCCAGACTATGGAGATATTACTGATCCAGAAGAGGGCACCGATCTTGTCATTACATATGGCAAGCCTCCCGGTGCACAGTTTCCTCAAACTAACATCACCCCTCGTCGTAAGACTTCGCGGATGATGAAGAGTGATGAGGATGTCGCACGTAGCTTGGATTCGATTCCAGACTTTACAACAGTCTTTGATCGAAAGACACCAGAGCAAGTGCAGGCAATGCTGGATCAATTCCTCCTCAGCGAAGAGGATGCAGAGGACGCATCCACGGAGACGAGCAAGTACAGCAATTCATCAAGCTCTGATGACAAAGTAACGAAAGCATTTGCCGAGTTGCTTGGATAGTCCCCCTCGAAAGGCGTAAGCTTTTCGCCCGCAGGTGAGGCACGGGGTACAGGTGCCTCCTTTTATAAAAGGATTTTATTATGATTTTGAAGAATGTAATGGCCACTTTGGCTTGTTTAGGAATTGTAGCTGCTTGTAATGTCCCTGCTGATACTGTAACAGCAAATAACACTGCGACGACTACAACTACTAATGTAGAAACTACAACGACGGCAAATACGAACACCGTCACCGGCAACACTGCAACACCTGCAACTCTTCAAGCAGCAGGCTGTAACTGTGATTGCTCAAATTGTACCAACACGGAATGTGCAGGTAAAGTAGAAAACAATACTACTACAACTGGCACAACTACTACAACTGGTACAACAACCACAACCGGAACAGCCGGTACAGTGGAGACAACTACAACAAACTAGTTGTGAAACCGCAGGAAGGCACGGGTTTATAGGTGCCTTGCTTTTAACATAAGGAATAAAAATGAGCTTGCATGAGAAAATTAAATCTGCTGGACTGTCTGGCGATCACAAAGTGATACTAAAATATAAAGATGGAGCGGACGTGGTTCACGCTTGGGACGGATACGAAGAAGAAGTATTAGAGGAAACCAATTTTGCTAATGAGATTGCGAATCTTATTGCACACCCTGGGTTTAAAAACAATGTGATTCAAGAACTTCGCGATGATGATCTTCTTGAAGACTATCCAAGAGATTACTCTGGCTTTGCTGAGTTTGTTGGCGATGTAATCAAAGAAAATTTCTGGGATATGGAGTTTATTGAACGCTATACAGAGAGGTATGATTATAAAAGAGGCTTCTTTAATCTAGAAGCAATTGTTAATACGACAGTAGGGGATGTTCTATCGACACCAGAATATGCCTTCGGCGGCTGGACCGCAACAGTCAAAACCGATGTGGGTGTCTTAAACATAACTAACTAAGGAGTAAAAAATGGCAAAGAAAGCTTTGAAAGCCGGTAGGTTAAACATATCTGAAATGAAAAATTTGATCAACAAGAAGTTTGGTCAAAACTTAGCACACGATCTTAGGGGGGACAATCCCACTGAGGTTAAAGAATGGATTCCAACTGGCTCTCGTTGGCTGGATAGTGTCATTTGTAGGGGTCAACTGGCAGGCATACCTGTTGGAAAAATAGTTGAGATTGCCGGCCTAGAAAGTACTGGTAAGTCTTATATGGCTGCGCAAATAGCGGCTAATGCTCAAAATATGGGTATTGACGTTATTTATTTTGATTCAGAGTCTGCCATTGACCCTAGCTTTTTAGCCAATGTTGGTTGTAATTTAGAGAATCTTCTTTATGTTCAAGCTCAATCTGTTGAGTTTGTTCTAGAAACTATCGAAGAATTGATTGGCTCTAACGAAGGCAAAATGCTTTTTATTTGGGACAGTCTAGCACTAACACCTGCTATCAGCGATATTGATGGTGATTTCAATCCACAGTCCTCTATGGCCGTCAAAGCTAGAATTCTATCAAAAGCAATGTCCAAACTGACAGTTCCAATTGCGAACTCTCAGTCGACTTTGTTAGTTCTAAATCAGCTTAAAACTAATATCACAAACAATGTAGCAGAGGCTATGACAACGCCATACGTCACACCGGGTGGCAAAGCTTTGTCATATGCATACTCGCTTCGCGTTTGGTTGACTGGGCGCAAAGCAAAGGCATCTTTTGTTCTAGATGAACACGGTTATCGTATTGGCTCAGAGGTCAAATGCACACTTAAAAAGAGCCGCTTTGGCACACAAGGCAGGCAGTGCACCTTCAAGATTCTTTGGGGCGGGGATGCGTATATCCAAGATGAAGAGAGCTGGTTTGAGGCTGTCAAAGGATCAAAGAGTATTGAACAGAAAGGCGCTTGGTATAATCTAGTTTACGAAGACGGTTCAAGCGAAAAGTTTCAAGCATCAAAGTGGAAAGAAAAGTTGCAAGACGAGAAGTTCAAGAATAGGATTCTGACAATTATGGATGAAGAGATTATCTTGAAGTTTGAGAATAGAGAAGGTGACGCAACTAGCTTCTATAACTTAGATGAAGAATAAAACAAAGTTAAAGAATTCAGGGCACTAATTAGTATTGATGGAGTATAATAATGCGAGAGTCTTCATTAAAAAAATTAATCCGTGAGTTCATATCAGAGAAAATGTTACAAGCTGTCTGCGTCATAGAGACAGACAGAGGAACAAACTTAACTGAAATATTTGATACTGTTCGAGGTGTGTGTGGAATCACTGTTGTGACAATCCTAAAACCAGCTAGACCAATATCAGAGTATAAAGAACTAACCAGGCTTAAAGTAAAATTTTTCCAAACAGACCCCTCACTTAAAAAGCATCTTAAAAAGATGAAGCTGTCAAT